TTTTATTCCTCTTTTCTTATAGCTGTTTTTTAGGTATAAAAATAACAGCCGAACAAATTTTCTGTCTTGTTCGACTGCTCCGAAGATGATACAATATGTCTTGCCAGAATATAGCATCTCTCCGGAGATGTATAAACGCCGTCCCGGTACGCCAATGCCGGGGCGGTTTTTTTATTTAATTATGTGATTTCCAATTTGATCTCATTATAATTCCAACAATCCAATATATTCCACCAGAGAATAATCCTAGAATAAAAATCCAGAACCAACTGAGATACCATGGCATTTTCCGTTTTATATACGGTGTACCTGAACTCGCCGCTGAGGATGCAGAGGAAGATGCAGAATTGTTAATGATGATATCTCTGTTATTGGAAGCTAATTGTTCTACTTGCTTTCCACACTTAGGACACACTACACAGTCGTCGTCAATAAGTTCTCCGCAGTGCTTACAATATTTTTTCTTTTCATTCATGATAAACACCCTCCTGATATGTTTTCGCCACGCTTCGCACTTTTTATGCGGATTATGTATTTTGTACCGCTGATTTTGCAATATTATGTAAAGTACGGTTATTCGTGGTATTTTTATTTTATCATTTTAAGAACATATTGTAAAGATTTAGAACGAAATAGAGTGATTTAGATGAAAAAGAAATATTTTTTTCTATAAAATAGTGAGAGTTTATGTGTATCATTGGCAGTTGCCAAGAGTCGGGATAGGTGGTATAATAGCAAAAAAGAACTAATGTTCGGTTCTATTTCCCACAGCCGGACATATACTATAGTGTAAGTGGTAGTTGCGACAGGGAGGGTTATTTATGGATTATAAGAAAGAGATTATTGAGATGGTTGAAAAATGCACGAATAATCATTGGATAGAAGTGATTTATATATTTGTGAAAAGGCTAATCGGATAACATTAAAAAAGACAAGGGTTTGCGCATTGCCCTTGTCTTTCTTTTTACTTATTAGAAATCATGTCAATAAGTTTTTCTAAATTGTCCCATCCCTCATCATCCAATCTGGCTAATGCAGACACGAGACGGTGTCGGAAAGAATCTTCTCCAGATTTCATTACGTCTGCAAGCATGGCAGAAATTTGTTTGTCTTTAATTCCGGGTACAAACATATCTCCGTTTCCAGTTCTGAGCCATTCTTCGTTTACGTTAAATTCTCTGCAAACATCATCAATAGTCCGATCTGACGGAACTTTGCTTCCCATTTCAATTTGCGCTACAAAATTCCTACTTATCTTTAGTTTGTCTGCAAATTCTTGCTGAGTTACGTTTAATTCTTTTCGCAACTCTTTAAACCTGTCTTTCAATTTAATTCCTCCTTTCTGAAAATATAATATCATAAAATGTTTACAAAGTCAACAAAAAAGTATTGACAAATGTTGTCTAAGGGACTATACTGTGTTTACAAGGTAAACAAAGGAGGTGGAAAATATGAAACGCCATCCGATTATGGAATATGTGATTCCAGCAATTGTAGCAAGTGTGGCAACAGTTTTAATCCGTTTAGTGCTAGGGTGGTAAGAATCGAAACAATAATCGGAATAGCCACATCTTTCAATAGTAACTTTTTAAATTCATGTTTTCTTTCAGCAATGTAAGATTTTCCCTGTTCGGAAATCGTAATAGAGAGAGTTTTTCCTTTTGCATATCTGACCTGACCGTCTTGATTGATTTTAGGAAAAGATTCTCTATTAACAGAAATCAATTTTTCTTCTTCAAGAAAATTTGAAATTTTGATTTCATTTTCCGATAGAGAAGAATATTCAATTTTTTCTTTGCTTGAAAGATATTTCAAGAAATTAAATTGTTCTTTATTGAGATACACAATATCACCTCCCGTCTACTGGGAGTATATCACAAGAAAGGAGTGAGTACATGTCTGAAAAAGAAAAAAGAATCGTTGAAAAGCTAAAAAACGCGATTCCTAAGATGTCAGAATTTGACAAGGGTTACATTCTCGGAAAGACAGAAAGTTTTTCTGAGAAAAAAGATGATTCTGACCAGAAAGAAAACGGGAAAGGAGTAGATTATGAATAAAATTTTCGTTCCACACGAACTTAAAACAATCGAGGTTGACACAGAAAAGAAAATCTTCCGCATCAACGGAGAGGATTTCGGACGTGAATGTACAGGTTTCATGATTTCCTGTACACCGGATGGTTTCCGTATCGATATGGAAGTGGACGCGACCGTACACTTTGCAAGCTATTCCAATAAGGGAGTACAGAGGGAACAAGGAACGTATTAAGCAGAAGTTCCTTTATGTGAGTCACGCAGAGTACTGTAAGTTCCCAGAAGATAAGAAACATTATATTCTTGGGTATATGGACGGAGTTATTGATTGCAGTAATTCTGACTAGAAAGAAAGTAAGAAAGGAGCATAAAATGAGCGAAGTTGATACTTACATCAAAGAAAATGCAGAAGTTCATCAGTTCGCCGCAGAGGTTGCGAGAATCATATCAGGCATTCCGCAGATGCCAGAGTTCTCATCAGAAATTCTGACTGTAGCCGATGCAAGTCAACTGATTGGACTTCCTATTACAGCAATCCGGGCAGGGATTGTGTATGGATGGTTGCCGATCGGCGTGGCTGTGCAGAATAACAAGCCAGCAAAAAGCCTTTCCGGTGGCCGAATCACATACATCATAAGCCCTAGGAAAGTCTATGAAGTAACTGGTCATGTCTGGAAAGGCAAAGAGGCTCTCAATAAGTGAGTGCTCCGGAGGGAGATTGGACCTCCGCCCCGGAGCTTTGCACCACTAAAACACCTTAGTGGATAGATACATTATAGTTCTCTATCTGCTAATTGTAAAGACAAATAAGAAAAAATAAGGAGAAATTAGCAAGATATGAGTGAAATTAGAAACGAAAGCCAGCTTACATGGGCTGACATCGAAGTAGCACTTGCGACTGAAATTGTCGAAGAAAGCAAGAAAAAGTCAAAAAGATGGTTCACTGCATGGATTGTGACAGTTGCCGCACTGGTGGCAAGCAACCTTGCGTGGATTGCAGGAGAAATGAAATAAAAATGAAAGAGTATATGCTAATTGCTGTTTGCATGCTTGCCGGGAAATATGTGGATATACCTATCTGGCTGAACATCTTTTTCGGTATCTCGGCAGCATGGGCGGTACGCCAGATGAAAGCAGACTGGTAGGAAATAAGGAGGATAAAGAAATGTTCGAGAAAGAGATTGACGAAATTTATGGACTCTGTAAAAGAGTTCATAATGAAGTTCCGACAGCAAGTGCCACATTCAACTATTCATTTTATGGCATGAGCGTATTTGGACTCAAAAGGCAGGAAGATATTTGCCTTCCCAAAGACAAATTTAAATGGGATTTGTACCAAAACGTATCTTTTAACCCATTTTACGAGAAAGAAAGTCGTGAAAGTCTCAGAATAATCAAAGCTTTCTTGTTGGAACTTCTGATAGATGGGAAGTGTCCAAATGAGTAAGCAGATAGCGATTATGAAGCTTCTTCCCAGTCTGGAGATAGCAGGATGTATTAATGAACTGCTCAGAGAGCTTCAATCCAGAGGTGATTACGTTCTGGACTATGAAAACTGTGACATGTCTTTGGACCATGTGGAGTACCATAAAGCCGAAGATATTGATGGAGAGAAGTCCGGGGATGCTTCAGACAACCTATACTGCTTTTTCAAGGCGGTGTGAACATGGACGAGAGGATTAATGAGGTCCTGAGACTGATTGATATACAGCTTGCCACAGTCCCGGATAACCCCATTGAAGAATCATATAAGGCAAGAACATTGGCGAGCTACGTACAGGCTCTGAACGGGCTTTTAACGGCTCAGAAATCGTATAAGGAGGAAACGAATGAGTGAATTTGAAATCCGTATTCCGGCAAGAAAGAAGCAGCCGGCAACTGATAAAGATAACCCGGTTGTGAAAGTATCAACAGTTGCATATAACGCACTGGTCGAAATCTATAATGAATCAACCTTATCAATGAAAGATATTGCAAGCTTGCTGATTATCGAAGGCAGTAAACATGTGGTTTATGACAAGGAGGAATGACTTATCGCAACACCCGTATTAATTATTGGAAAATCTGGTTCTGGCAAGAGCACCAGTCTTAGAAACTGCCAGAATGAACATTGGAATCTTATTAGAGTATTGAATAAACCGCTTCCGTTTAAAGGAAAGATTGACGGATGGTTTACAGATGATTACCAACAGGTAATGAAGTGTCTGATCGCATCAAAAGCGGAGTCAATTGTGATTGATGATGCAGGATATCTTATTACGAATCATTTTATGAAGGGACACGCTTCTGCTGGAAAAGGCAATGCAGTGTTCGCTCTGTACAATGATATTGGAGACTATTTCTGGAATCTTATCCAGTTCATTGTAACAAAAGTACCGCAGAATAAAATTGTTTACCTTATGATGCATGAAGAAAAAGATGATTCCGGGGAAGTAAAGCCTAAGACAATTGGTAAGCTTCTGGACGAAAAAGTTTGCATCGAGGGCATGTTTACTATCGTTCTTCGCTGCATTGAAGAGAGTGGAAAACACTTATTTGTCACTCAGTCCAGTCAGGGAGCGGTAAGTAAATCCCCGATTGGAATGTTTGACAGTTTGACTATTGATAACGACCTTGCAGAAGTTGACAAGGTTATCAGGGATTATTATGAATTAGGAGGAACAGATAATGCAGAAACCAAATAATTACGATACTACACAGGCAGCAGGAGAATTTGAACCGATTGCTCTTGGCGGGCACAAAATGGTAATTAAGCAGGTATCAGAGAAAAAAACACAGGGTGGACTTGATATGCTCGTTATCTTGTTTGATTTTGCAGAAGGAGACGAACAGGCGGGGTACTTTATGAAGCAGTTTGAAAATGATATCCGTCCAGACAAGAAATATCCGAATGCCGGCACTAACTATATGGTCATTGACGAGAGTGTAGAGTATGGCGTCCGTAATCTTAAAACATTTATCACATGCGTAGAAAAGTCAAATCCGGGATTTGCTATTAAGTGGGGTAATAACTTCGGGCAGCAGTTTAAAGGCAAGTTGATCGGCGGCATCTTCCGTCTGGAGAAAGACTGGTACGACAACAAAGAAGTAAAACGTCACAAACTCGCATGGTTCCGAAGTATTGAGGGAATTAAGGATGCAGACATCCCAGAAGAGCGTACCACAAAAGCCTATGACGATCATCTGAAAGAAGAAGCTATCATGGGAGCGAATCCGGCAGGTACGGACTTTATGAGCATTCCAGACAGTGTACAGGAAGAACTTCCGTTCAATTAAAAGGATGTGTTTTTAATGGTTATACAAGTGGACACAAGGGAACATAAATCAGAATGGGAACGGATTCAGAGTCAGTTTGATAGCCTTGGAGTGCAGTATTTTCGCTCTAAATTGTATTGCGGTGATTATCAATCGCTGGACAATGCAAAACTCTGTATTGACCGCAAAAAGGATTTACAAGAGCTTTGTGGAAATGTCTGCCAGCAGCATGAAAGGTTCAAAGCAGAGCTAATTAGGGCACGTGAAGCAGGTATTCAGTTGATTATCCTATGTGAACATGGATCAGATATTAAATCAGTTGGTGATGTATATTTCTGGGAGAATCCCCGAAAACATAAAGTTATCTGGAGGACGGTAAACGGTAAAAAGGTAAAGACTGTGATATCTGACAAGGCTGTTGATGGCTGTCAGTTATACAAATCTCTCTGTACAATCAGAGATAGATATGGAGTCCGATTTGAATTCTGTACAAAAGAAGAGACTGGACGGCGAATCGTGGAGTTGCTGTCATGACAAAAGATGAAATCAAGCAATCAGTGAAAATGTCTGAGATTCTTTCCAGATATGGGCTAAAACCAAATAGGGCAGGATTTATATGTTGCCCTTTTCACAAAGAAAAGTCAGCTTCATGTAAGATTTACGATGATTCCTTTTACTGCTTCGGCTGCGGAGCCGGTGGCGATGTGTTTGATTTCGTGATGCAATACGAATCCGTCCCTTTTAGCACTGCATTTATCGAGCTGGGTGGTACTTATATCTCTAAAAAAGGTAAAAGTCGTAACCAGATCAGACATGAAATGCGGGATATTAAAACAAAAAAGTACAATCCCGCTCAGGTCCCAAACGAGATTGAGCAGGTAGAAAAGAACATACTTATGTACGAAACAGCACTAAAAACGTTCCCTCCTGATTCAGAAGAGTGGTATATGTGCCAGTTTAATCTTGAGAAAGAAAAAAGCAGATACGAAATGTTATCAGCTAAGTCAGGAGGTGAGAAAAATTCTTGAAAATATTGAAAACTTACAGGCACAAGACTTTATGGAAAAGCAGTTGTATGAAGAGCTTTTTTCAGTAAAAAGTAAAATTGACCGCTCAGAAATCAAGTTTAAGCTGATGGACCGGGCAAAAAGTGTGAAAGCGAAGCATATAGCAGAAGAGTTCATAAAGGAATTCCAGAAAGCAGAACAGGAAAAGGAAAAAGAAGAAAAAGTAAATCGTTCTATGCAGTTAGTTGAAAACATCACAAACTTTTATCCTGATTCTGTTGATAAGGAATATCCTAACATGGCTTGTGGTAGCTGGATAGCTACAGAGAACGGAATTTTTTCTTCCGAAACATCTAAGGCAAGAGAACTTGTATGTCACCACCCGATCATGCCGATACGTCGACTGAAAAACATTGAAACAGGCGAAGAACAGATCACAGTGGCTTTCAAGAGGGATGGATATTGGACAGAAATAACTGTTCCAAAAATCGACATTGTGACTTCCAGAGCGATAACTAATCTTGCAAGGTTCGGTGTACAGGTTAACTCGGAGAATGCAAGACTTCTTGTGAAGTATCTGGCGGACGTTGAAATGTACAATGCCGATATGATCGACATACAGCACTCTACGAGCAAATTAGGGTGGCATGGCAATGCATTTGTCCCTTACGACCTTTCAATCGTATTTGACGGCGAATACCGCTTTAAAACACTATTCCAGAGTATACAGGAAAGCGGAGATTACTTCAAGTGGGTGACGCTGGCTAAACAGCTACGGTCATGTGGGCGATTGGAGCCACGAATTGCACTGGCGGCATCTTTTGCAAGTGTTCTTGTCCAGCCGCTTGATGCACTTCCATTTATCGTGGATTTCTACGGACAGACAGGCGGCGGAAAGACGGTGACTATCAACATAGCTGCTTCTGTCTGGGGAAACCCGTCACCGGGAGCCTATGTTGGAAATTTCCGATCAACAGATACATCATTGGAGACCAGAGCAGATATGCTTAATAATTTTCCGATGATTCTGGACGACTCGAAGAATGCTTCTCAGTATATCCGGGATAACTACGAAACATTGATTTACAATCTCTGTTCTGGCAAAGGAAAAGCACGTTCAAATAAGGACCTCGGAGCAGCTAAGGAAAATACATGGAGTAATGTGACTATTTGCAACGGTGAGAACCCTATTTCGGAATTTGCAGATTCCGGCGGAGCTATCAACAGAATTATTGAAATTGAATGTTGTGAGGATATTTACGAGAATCCAGCAGAGATTAACGGCATTGTCGTGAAGAACTACGGCTTTGCTGGAAGAGTGTTCGTTGGAAATCTCAAACAGTTCACATCGGATGATCTGAAAGAAATGAAAGCCGAAATTGAGAAAGGTTTTGACGGATATGACTTTCCAGCAAAGCAGGTAATGGCAATATCTACACTTCTGCTGGCTGACAAATTAGCTACAGATTTCATATTTAAGGATGGACGTGAGCTGACGGTCGAGGACGTTGTAGACATACCTACACGCAAGAAAGATGTATCAGAAGGTCAGAGATGCTATGAATTCATTCTTGAAAGTCTCTCAGTGTACGGACAGCACTTTGATGCGCAATTTAGCTGTGATCAGTGGGGATTCAAGGAAACGCCAGATGAATATGGAGATGTATATGTATATTTTTATCCGAAACCTCTTGAAAACCTTTTGAAGAACAATGGATTCTCCAGAAAAGCCTTTTCGGCCTGGGCGATTAATCGAGAGTTAATCAAGCACACAGGAAAAAGAGATACGGTACTAAAAAGAGACGGTGGAAGTGTAATGAGGCTTATTGCGGTAAAGATTGTTGATATAAAAAGTCTTGAAAACGAGCAAGAAAATGAGGTTATTGAAACTGGTTTTCTGCCAGCTGATGCCGAAACAAATGTTCCGTTTTCGTAATTTGTAACCATGTAACCGTTGTAACACGAAAAAAAACATCCTATAGGAGAAAGTTTGAGAGTGTATAAAAAACATATACTCTAGTGATTCTCCTATATAAAAACCTTGGTTACATTGGTTACACGGTTACACACCTCTGAAACCCACATAAAATAAGGGTTTGTGGCGTAACCAGTGGATTAAAAAAGCCGGTTACACACGGGTTACAAAATTAAAAAGTATATGCAATTAGATTTATTATAACAAAATTAACTGAATATTGCAAAAATATTCAGTTAACATAATTATTACAAGGAGTGGTTACAAAATGAAAAAAGACGATCTCAATAAAAAGCAAAGATATGCATTAGATACAATGCTGTCTGGCAGTAATGTTTTTCTGACAGGTGACGCAGGAACAGGCAAGACAACGGTTATCCAAACGTTCATCGATGAGGCGGAAAAAGCTGGTAAAAATATTCTGGTATCCGCCACTACTGGAATTGCAGCGGATAATATCGGATATGGGGCAACTACCGTACACCGAGCATTGAATATTTCAATTAAATTTGAGGACTATAAGAAAAAGGTGAAATCCAGAGCTGAACTTCTGAAAGAAGCAGATGTTCTTATCATTGATGAAATCAGCATGTGCCGGTTCGATTTGTTCAATATGATTGCAAAGACGATCATCACGGAGAATGAAGAGAGAGCAGTTGACAGACTTCTGATCGGAGAGGACAAAGAAGACATTCAGTTAATCGTGATAGGTGATTTCTACCAGCTTCCGCCAGTTATTACGACAGACGATCGAAAAATTCTCTGTCGGATGTATGGATCTGATTATGGAAAGGGTGGAAAGTATGAACATGGATATGCTTTCATGTCTGAATACTGGAAAGAAATGGGATTTGAATATATCAAACTTGATGAGGTATGCAGGCAGAATGATGAGGGATTTAAGTATGTGCTGAATGATATTAAATATGGCAACAATATTAGAAAATCCATTGCATATCTGGAGAACAACGAATCAGACAAAGTTATACCGGAAGCGCCGTTCTTGGTTGGCACTAATGCAGAAGCTGACAGAATTAACAATACTTTCCTTGGCAAGTTGGATAAAAAGACTGAAAAAGTGTTTCATGCAGCAGTTGACGGCGAGCTAACATCTGCCGATATTAAGAACATTGCATTTGCCAGAGAGGACTTAATTCTTAACATCGGTGCAAAAGTGATGATTACAGTCAATGATTTGTCTGGAAACTACGTTAATGGAACGATTGGCATCATTCAGAAAATTGTGGAAAACGGAGAATTTGAAGAATCTTATCTGGTTATCAAAACTGATAAGGGCAAAACAGTTAGCTTATATAGATACAATAAAGACATTGAGAAACAGGTTATTGAGGAATCCGAACAAGAAAAGGATGGTCGGAAGATCGTGAAAGAGAAGATTGTCCGTAAGAAAGTAGGCTCTTTCTCTCAGTTCCCGGTAAAACTTGCCTGGGCAATCAGCATTCATAAATCACAGGGACAGACATTTGAAAAAATCAACATTGACCCTTGCTGTTGGGATCCTGGACAGTTCTATGTGGCTGTTTCCCGGGCTAAATCAGCTAACGGCATACATTTTATCAGACCGATAAAACAGAGCTATATAAAGGCGTTTAGCAAGGATAACGAGCGACTTCTTGAACAGAGTTTTGAGGTAGAAGAAGGTGCGTAAGTATGAGAGTGACGCATGAGCAGATACCGAACACCATAAAGTTTTTACAGATTGACTTTCCGGCACTGGTCCTCCAGACTGCCGGAATTGAGGCAAAAGATGAATACTGGCAGCAGGTAGTTGAACAGATCCATGTTGTATCTGAAAAATATAACAAAAATGGATTTGTAGATCACATGCTTGTTGCTTATTCGAATTATCTTTCCAAGATGTTTAATAAGGCAAAAGAATTGGAAAAGGAGAATCAAAATGCCGTACAACACAAAGAATAGATACGAACAGGGACAGGCTCTCAGGAAAGAAATTTATATGTATATCGTCAGTTATATCAAACTGGTTGGATATGCACCGTCGATTACGGAGATTTCTGAAAAGGTAGATGCCGGGAGAGCTACGGTCTGGAAACATATCAATCAGTTGATTGATGATGGTTTACTCAGAACAAACCACCCCAGTACCGACAGGGCATATACTCCAGTTGGGTACGGAATAAGAAAGATAAACAAGGAGATAAAATGAAACTTTATGACATTGTTACAGCAGATGGTGAATTTGTAGAGCCCTTGACGCAAAGAGAAATTATGAATAAATTCGGACTTACAAAATACAGATTCCGTACATTCTTGGATAACAGCTATCTGATTGACGGCAAATATTGGATAGATGACTCTGCCGAAGATATGCAGGTGACCAGAAACGGATGTCGGAAGATGTTAAAACAGTTTGATGCTTTAACAGAAAACATAAGGAGGGCTGTTGGATGGGAAAGTTAAAAATCAAGCAGAAAAAGAAAGCATTCATTCCGTATACGAATCAGCAGGCTCATATGTTTGCGCAGTCTATCCAGAACTGCCAGAAAGAATTAAAAGAGATGGAGATGAAAGCCTTTGATGATGGGTTCGAGGATGGAAAGAACTGGTCTGACGTGCTGAATTTTGTGATTTTGTTCTATGTAATGCACGAATTGCATGGATGGGGATGGAAACGCTACATGAAGTCCGTAAAAAGAATTAATAACTACATCAATGATATTAATTCTGGGAAAACATCATTGTCTGAAATGGTTGATGATTTGGAAAAGAAGCATCACATTCAGATTTGTGATGATTATAAGGAGCTGATTGAGAGATATGGAGCGTAAAGCTGCGCCGGTGATTTATTTACAGAATAACGGGCAGGTACTTACATGGGGAAAGTGAGGATGACAAGAGGATGGTAATAGGAAAATTAAATCCGATAAATAAAGATGATTTAAAAGTCGGAGACGTGGTTGGAGTTGCAAGAGAAGTACGGTGCGGATGGGGAACAAATTTTAGACACGTCATGGTGTATCCGGCAAAGATTGTACGCATAACTCCTAAACGAACCAAAATTGAAACCGACATTGGAGAATGCGATAAACATGAAGTGTTATACAAATACGATTCCGAAGCCATAAAAGAAAGCGAAATGGCAAAGAAATTTAAGGAAATCAAAGATGGTGTATATGCCATTGAAGATTTTAAGTCGAGCCGTGGACTGAGAGTAATTAAAGACGAAGATTTAGATACACTGTCAGAACATATTAATGCAGTTGTAGAAGTTTTGAAAAGATATGGAAAGTGAGGACGTAATGACAGAGCAGGAAAAGAAAGAACTTCTGGACGAACTGGAAAAACGTATGGATGAAAAATACAAAGGGTGTCTTATCAGAGAAGATGTCGCAACCACATTAAAGGTACCAAGAGAAAAATGGTTCAGAGATGAGAATGGAAATGGAAGATATTCTTTTATGGCAGATGCTTTTGATTCCACCATTATCTCATGGCAGGTCTGGAAAACGATCAGAAAGTTGACTTGTGTTATCTGCGGTAAGCAGTATGTTAGACAGCTTGCAAATGTAGAGAATGCGGATGAGGTTGCAGAGAAACTTTGCCAGTTTGTTTACGGCTTGAAGATAGAATTTAAAAAGCAGGAGAACGGAAAATGAGCTACTGTGATGGAACCTGTAAGTATCTGAATACAAGAAAACACAAATGCGAATTGACAGGAGAAAAACTCACATACATGAAACAGAGTTGTGGAATCGAGTATTCAGTGCATGAACACAGAGGATTCTGTGAGAAAGATAAGGAGGACACAAAATGCTAATTAGAAGTCAGGATAAAGAAAGAATTATGAATTTTACAGGAGCATCCGTGGGAATAGATCAGGAAATGAGCAATGATAATAATATTTGCATAGCTATCTTCTATTCCGAAAATGCTTATGAAGAGCTTGGAGAATATTCTACACAGGAAAAAGCTCTCAAGGTACTGGATATGATTCAGGAAGCCTATGTAAATGGACATATTGATTATCAGATGCCAGCGGACAGTGAGGTGGTAGTATGATTACATTCTTATTAGGATTCGCCCTTGGAACCATATTCGGAGCGGCTGGTCTTGTATGCGTGGCGATCATGTACGACAAACACCATCCAGACGAATAGAAAGGAGAACGGTATGCTGACAAGGAATAAAAAGCTGAAAGACTACGGTATTCCGGCAGAGGACATTGAAAAATTAAACACGATGCTGAAAGACTTCCCGGCAGAGTACGGATACCTGCTTACCAGCGCCGCCTTGTCAGCTTGCCCTAAGAACACGGTGATAGCGGATATGGTTGTTGAGAATATCTTGCACCGGAAAAGTTACAGGAAAATCAGCAAAGAAAGATATATCCCGATGAATCCAAAAGACTTCTACGGATACAGACGCAAGACCGTCGCTGTACTGTATGAGAGAATGCGGTTGTTGGGAGTATGGGAGGATGAAAACAATGAGTAAATATTTTTCATTAGTTTTAGGCATTGCAGACGCTGTATGCATTGTTGTGAATATAATCAATCAGAAATGGGATATTCTGGTGCTTAATATTATAGCATGTGTGTTATGCCTCGGTAATTTCATGGCGAGTGATTAAAAGGAGAAATGAAAAATGCGCTTAATAGATGCAGACGAATTAATTAAATACATCAAAATTTGGGAAATTGGGATGAGTATTAGTTCTGACCAGAAAGAATTTATTAATTGTGTCCCGGGGTACAATACTTTAAGTCTAATGCTGAGAGGAAGTGAAGTAAATGAGTAAATCAGTATTAGTGATAGATACACCGGAGAATTGCTATGATTGCCCGTTCGGAACTGCATACTGCGGCGAACTTGAATATGAGGGTTTGTGTGAATTAGCTGACTGTTTAGACTGCGTTGAAATTCTGATAACAGAAGAACATTATGATTACGAAAGCAAATCAAGACCTGATTGGTGTCCATTGAAGCTGTTACCAGAGAAGAAAAGTACAACTGCACCCGTGAGCAATTACGAAGTGCAGAAAAACTTATTTGCCGACGGTTGGAATGCCTGCTTGAGAGAAATTACAAAAACAAGCGATGAAAATGAGCGATAAAAAGCAAGCGATAAGAGGTGAAGTAGATGGAGAGATTAACAGAAAGAGAAAGAAATGTTGATGGTACAGGAGTTGCAAAAGAAGAAATTACGGATGGATTATTAAAACCGTTTGCAGATAAAATTCTTACCAAACTTGCTGATTATGAAGACTTAGAAGAACAGGGCTTGCTTGTGAGATTACCGTGTAAACTTAAAGATAAACTATATCATTTTTACGGAATAGATCTTGAAGATAATTTTGTAGATGTAATATCAGACGAAATCATAATGGAAGTTGTAGCAACGGAATTTGTAATTGATAGTTATGAAATTGCAATTAAGTGTATCACTGATTGGAATAGTCCATATGAATATTTGCCAGCGGCAGAGTTTGGTAAAACAGTATTTCTCACCCGTGAAGCAGCTGAGAAAAAGTTGGAGGAGATGAAGAAATGAATAACAAACTTACACCAGACATAACGCCAAACCTTGCTATATCAGCATACCACGTACTACAGCAATATTGCACTGGACAGCCAGCGGATTGCAAAGGTTGTGGATTCTACGAACGCTGTCCAGAATGTTTTCAAGGCATACCATGTGACTGGAGCTTAAATGAAGAGGGTGAAATAAATGAAGTTAAGAAAGGCAACACTGATTGATTACGGAGTGCCGCCGGATGATATACCGACATTACAAAGCCATTTACGTAATCTTAGTGAAAGCGATAAATACAATCTGTTGCAGGTATCTATCAAATATGCACCCGGAATTGAATCACAAATCTATGATAGTATCGTGAACAGCATCGGCTATCGAACAATGGAAAAGATCAGAACGGTTCCTGCAACGGAGAATGACTTTTATGGCTACAAACGCAAGGTCATGGCGGAATATTATCATCTGGCCAAATTGATTGGAAGACTTTAAAAAAAACTTAAAAATTTATAAAAGTGGTAGAGAGCTACGTACGCCCTAGTATGGTATTATAGTATATATAACTATAACTATGCTAGGGCGTGTTTTATGTTTGGAGGTGAGAAAGTTAATATGGCGGGAAAGTATGAATATTGGCTTTCTCAAGAAGGTCAAGTACTTTTACAAGGTTGGGCTAGAGATGGTTTAACTGACGAGCAGATTGCAAAAAATATGTGCATTTCCTCATCGACATTATATGAATGGAAAAAGAAATATTCGGAGATTTCGGAGTCCTTAAAAGAAGGAAAAGAAATAGCTGATTACTTAGTAGAAAATGCACTTTTTAAAAATGCTCTCGAAGGGAATACTACGGCTCAAATATTCTGGTTAAAAAACAGAAAACGTGATAAATGGAGAGATAACCCAGAACCGGAAATGAAAGAAGGAAAAGAGGAGGGCGTAGTAATTGAACTTACTAGAAACGGAGAGAAGATATAGAGTATATAAACATACTGTGCCTGATGGCAGAGTGTATATAGGAATGACTTGCAAAACAGTAAAAGCAAGGTGGGACAGCGGATATTATGGAAACGATGATTTCTTCAAAATTATAAAAAAATATGGTTGGGAAGGGATTAAGCATGAAATTATAGCCGATAATCTCACCAAAGAAGAAGCCGAATTAATTGAACGAAAAAGCATTGCAGAACATCGAAGCAATGAAGAAAAGTACGGATTTAATTTTGACAGTGGTGGAAATTTCGGAAAGAAGCGTTGCGCTCGTACAAAGAAGAAAATGAGTAAGACAGCAACGCAGCTTCATTTCGGCGATAGGCTGCACACAAAAGAAGTTGTAGCTAAAAGAGCAATAACTCAAACAGGAAGAAAGCTTTCAGACGAAACCAAAAGAAGAATTGGCGATTCCCATAGAGGTAGTAAAAGCGTTTCAGCCAAAAGGGTTAATCAGATAGACAGATACAATGGTAAAATAATAAAAACATGGGACTGTACTATGGACGTGGAACGAGCGTTAGGCTATAAGAATAGTGCCATTTCTCGATGCTGTTCGGGTGGACGTCCCACAGCCTATGGATATGTTTGGAGATATGAAGCAGTATGAAAATATCCGCAGATGATTTATTTCCGTATAATTTTGATAATGTGCTAATAGATATTTTAGAACACAAACACACTTATTATGTGTTTAAAGGCGGACGTGGAAGCTGCAAGTCTTCTTTCGTGAGCATTGTCATTATATTGCTAATGACAAGAAAAGAGAATAGAGATAAACATTGTATCATATTCAGAAAAACAGCGAATACATTAAGAGATAGCGTTTTTTCACAGATGCAATTTGCTATATCAGCATTGCATCTTGATGGCGATTTTAAATGTACTGTCAGCCCAATGAAAATAACATATATACCAACTGGACAGACTATAATGTTTCGTGGCGTTGATGACAGAATGAAATTAAAGTCGTTAAAAGCTCCATTCGGATACTTTGCTTTTGCATGGCTGGAAGAATGCGATACTTTTACCGGAATGGAAGAAGTACGAAGCATCTTGCAGTCATCGATGCGAGGTGGAAAAGACTACTGGACTTTTATGTCATTTAACCCACCAAAAACAAGACACAACTTCATGAATGAAGAAGTATTAATCCAGAGAGATGACAGATATGTTCATTCTTCTGATTACAGAACGGTCCCAAAGGAATGGCTTGGACAACAGTTTTTTGACGATGCCGAACATCTCAAACAGATTCGCCCAGAAGCCTATGAGCATGAATACCTGGGTGTTCCGAATGGTGACGGTGGAAATGTATTTGAGTATCTCGAAATTAGAGATATCACAGATGAAGAGATCAGCCGCATGGATCGTGTTTTCGCTGGCGTAGATTATGGATGGTACCCGGATGCCTTCTGCTATCTCCGTACCTATTACGATTCTGCCAGAGAAAAGATATATCTGATTGACGAATTGTATGTAAATAAATGGAGCAACTCCAAGACCGCTGATTGGATCAAGAAAAAAGGCTATGACGATTATACGATGATATGCGATTCTGCGGAGCCTAAATCTGTGAATGACTTCCGGGATGCCGGACTTCCTGCCAGAGGAGCAATCAAAGGTCCGGGAAGTATCGAGTATGGTTTTAAATTCTTGCAAACAAAGACACTTGTCATTGACCCGAAGCGAACGCCGAACGCATACAAAGAAATTACGGAGTATGAGTATGATCGGGATAAGGAAGGAAATGTGATAAGCGGTTATCCTGACGGAAACGATCACGCTATATCGGCACTTAGATATGCTTATGAGCCGTTATTTAACAGGAGAGGTTACAGTGCATAATGAATAGCAAAGAAAACATATTTAAATGTTTGGAAATTCTGGATAAATTCCAGTTCTTCCAAGGACAAAGAGCTGGAAGAGAATTGTGGAATGGCAAACCAGCAAAGATACAGAATGAAGATATAAAGAGCTTCAATAAAGACATAGAGTTTATCAGAAATGTGCTGAAATCAACTAATTCAGGTGATTAAATGGGACTTATAACAACACTAAAAAGGTGGTTTAACATGATTTTCAAAAAACAAGCTGAAGAGGATTTCAATATCCAAGCGGCAGAATTCCCGGAGATGGAATCACTGATTAATAAATGTGCGAACATATATCGAGGCGTTCCATATTGGCTAGATGATAAGAATAATATCCAGACGATCAATTTCGCGAAATCTGTCTGTTCAGAGACAGCCCGGCTCGCAACATTGGCGATCGGCATTCAGATTGACGGTTCTGCAAGGGCTACATGGCTTCAGGAACAGATTGACAAGGTATATTTCCAGATTCGTCACTGGGTAGAATATGGCTGCGCCTATGGAACAGTATTTATCAAGCCAAACGGTGAGAGCCTTGATGTATTTACTCCGACAGATGTGATGATTGTAGATTATGACAATCAGGAGATTAAAGGGATTATTTTTAAGGATTCTTATACCGTTGGGCGGAAATGCTATACAAGGCTTGAATATCATAGGTTTGTTGAGACTACAATAGACGGCGTGACAACTTATCCGTACTATGTTTCTAATAGAGCCTATGTATCAAAATCCCCTCAGAGTATTGGAGATAAGATTGACCTTAAACAGACCAAGTGGGCTAACCTCATGGCAGATACACCACCGATTCTCAAGGCGAACGGTGAGAAACTGGACGGACCTCTGTACGGAGTACTACGGACACCACAGGCTAACAATGTAGATATCGGTACACCACTTGGTCTGCCAATATTTGCCGAAGCCATTGAAGAGTTAAAAGACCTCGACATTGCATACAGCCGTAATGCCGGAGAAATTTTTGATTCGCAGAAGATTGTTCTGGCAGATGATAGATTGCTGATGCCAAGCGGTACGCCTGTATCAGCTATGTCGCCACAGGGTATGGAGAACAGACGGAAAGAGATGAGCTTGCCACACTTTGTCAAGAATGTATTTGGCGAAGGGCAGGATACGTTCTATCAAGAAATCAATCCACAGCTCAACACAGATACCCGCATAAGCGGCATAAATGCCCTTTTAAGTCAGTTAGGATATAAAATTGGATTCTCTAACGGGTATTTCGTATTCAACGAATCTAGCGGTATTCAGACGGCTACAGGCGTAGAAGCGGAACAGCAGAGAACAGTGCAGTTCATTAAAGACGTTCGAGACAAACTGGAATCCTGTCTAGACGAAGTAATCTACGCATTAAATGTTTACGCTGACCTGTACGGGCTTGCACCTGTCGGAGCTTATGAAGTCAATTATGATTTCGGAGACATCCTATATGTCAGAGAAAACGACCGTGCAAGATGGTGGCAGTATGTGACCACTGGCAAGGTTCCGGCATGGCTGTATTTTGTAAAATTCGAAGGAATGACGGAAAGCGATGCGAAAGCAATGGTCGAAGAAGCTCAGCCAGATGAACCAACATTATTCGGAGAGGAGTAAAAAGATGGCAGACAAACCAGTAACAAGGGAAGAAAAATATCTTGCGTACTTGACAGGTGATTATACAGGCGAAATTCCGAAGCCGATCACGAGAAAAGAGAAGTATTTATACGAATTATGCTTAAAAGGAATAGGCGGTGAAATCTCGCCGGAAGAAATCAAGAATGCAGTAAATGACTACCTTGAAAAGAATCCAGTCAAGCCCGGAGCCACCACAGAACAGGCGCAGCAGATCGAGCAGAATAAAAAGGATGTTGCTTCACTAAAGGAAGATTTAGGTAACGCAAAAACTCAATTATCTGAATCAATTGATATGTCATACGGGCAAATTGGTACGCCAATGGTGTCTTTTGTTACGGATGATGGACAGTTAACAGATTATACTATTTTCTACAAAAAAATATTTAAGCCGCTCGGCGTTCCTGCTTCAGCCGCGATAATTGGAAAAGCTGCTGATGTAAACCCCCAATGGTTGACCACCGAACAATGCAAGGAACTGAAATCTGATGGATGGACGGTTGCAAGCCATACTTATAATGACCTTGTCACGAATGAAAGCGGAGTAACAAAAGGCGATATTGAAACTGATTTTGAATTATCATCTAAGTGGTTATTTGAAAGAGGGCTTGATTATGATATTTATGTTGCCCCGCATGGTTCTTGGACACCAGACACGGATGAATGTGCAAGAAAAATATTTAGATGTTGCATTCTCACTGGACACAGGTTCAATGATGGGGCATATAATACTACTGGGATGGGGCGAACAGGAATATTTGACAATTATTCGATATTAAGAAGAAGCGGTATTGGAGATTCAGATAATGAAGGTAATGAAATTACAAAAGAAGGAATGATCGCAGATATTCAATACGCTGTAAAAAATAATTTATGGCTTGTATTTGTAATGCATTCATGGAAAGATGTATTTTCAGAGGGGCAAACCGGTGTTGATGATTTAATTGAGGTTGTAACGTATTGCAAAACAAATAATATACCTATAGTCAATCTTAAAGATGGATTAAGACTAAAAGGTAACACTATTGATGTTGGCGAAAGAATTAATGGCAAAAAATGGTGTAGGGTTGGAGCAAATGGCTCTTTTCATTATCAAGAGTCAATGAGTTCTGCAATTACAAATTCAGAAAATAAAAATTATTATGTAAAAGTTGCTGAAATGTATGCAGACGCTGGTGGCTTGGACTTTGGCGTTGCTTTTGATTTTTATGTGACAAATTTTGATGATGGTTATATATTGCCACAGGGAAAAGTCGTAGCAATATTCAGATCAGGAATGTCGCAGGGCGAGTTGTGTTCAGCAAGAATATTTTATGTGACACATAATGTAATTCCCAGCAGCGGTTACATTGAATTTTTTGCAGTAGATAGTAATGTTTTCTACGGAAATAAGATTGATATCTATTGCAAGTTTGATCGTAATAATTCAAATGTCATAATAACAAATGTTCATGAAATCTTGAAAAACCGCAAAAAATCATATGTAAATGTGGAAGTATCAAGCGATTATATATCAGATGTGACACCAACATATACAGCTGTCTTCAAGAATGATGCTAGAGTTTTATCCAATGCGAAACCTAGTAATTCGCTGTCTATCGGTGAGGTCGCTGTGGATGATGTACTCAAAAAAGCATATATATCATATTCATCTGGCTGGAACAAGTGGATAGAGTTACTGTCAGAAGCAAATTTCCAATCAAATAGTTGCAATACAATCAGCATGGAATTTGATGAAAGTGGTACAGATGGGATAACTTTTAGCATAAATAGTTGTAGGTATTTAAAAATTGGTCAACTCGTGATTTTAAGTTGTCAAATAATTGGAACACTTAATAGGTCAGTTGTAAAAGGGAATATGAAAATTACCGGGATACCATTTAAACCTATGATGAATACGCCCGTGCTATGTGGTGGTTGGTCGTTTCCGTCTACACAACCAAAATCAATATATGTAGGTACTGACGGAATAATTGTAACAAATGCAAGTCCAGATGCAACATTGACTCAAACATCGTTTAACATTATATTTGAGACATGTTATTTTACAAGAGATTAATTAATTAAAGAGGGGCATTTCGGTATTACTAATACATACTAAGATATACCAGTAATACCGGGACAAATAGGAATTAATCATGTTTCTCAAACCATTCAGCAAGAGCCTTGCGGATAACCCAAGACGCAGAACGTTCTTCCCTCTCACAGTAGGAAATCATCTGCTTGTACTGCTCTGGCTCGAAGCTGATCGTGGTCTTGACATACTTGTCCTTATCGTCCTTTTTCTTGTTCGCCATGCTGTCACCTCCCATATAGTTAACTATAGCAGATGGCTCTGACAATAGCAATAGATATGCGGAAATCCCTGTAAATACAAGGGTTTACGGCTCATGGACTTTTGGGACGAGGGCTTTAGTTAACCAGTAAAAAATCAAAACATGTACCACGACTTTTGATGAAAGAGGTGATATGCTATACTTAGTCCAGAATATTTACGCCGGATAACAGAGGGCAGTGAACAAATCGCAGAAGAACTGCATCAGTATATCATCTCTGAGATTGTATCACGGATGATGGCAAGAATCGGCAGAGGTGAGGACTATATTCTGACCAATGCGGACGCGTGGAGAATCAGAACGCTACAGGAATCAGGTGAACTGTTAGAGGACATTTTGGCAGAACTATCCAAATACACCAAACGTGAACAGCAGGAGCTTCTTGAAGCGTTTGAGGATGCTGGAATCACTGCAATGAACTACGACGACAAGGTATACAAGGCGTCAGGATTAAGCCCTGTACCGCTCGAACAGTCACCAACAATGATAAGACTCATGGAACGGAATATGCTTGCAACTATGGGCGAGTGGAAGAACTTCACACGGACAACTGCAAGTGCCGCTCAGAGGCTCTATATTGAACAATGCGACCTTGCATATAACCATGTGATGACTGGGGCGGTTGGGTATACGCAAGCCATCAAAGAGGCAGTTAATAACGTTGTATCAGATGGCGTCACTGTCACATATCCATCTGGCAGAAAAGACACCATCGAAACCGCAGTTGCACGTTCTGTTAGAACTGGCGTGGCGCAGGCTACGGGAGATATATCCCTAAAACGCATGGAAGAAATGGACTGGGATTTAGTTCTGGTCAGTGCGCACATAGGAGCGAGGACGGGTGACGGCGGCGAGAATCCGGGAAATCACTCGTTTTGGCAAGGCAAGATATACTCTCGTTCTGGCAAGAGTAAGAAATTTCCGCCGTTCTCATTGACTGGGTATGGAACAGCAAGCGGATTGTCAGGGGTCAACTGTCGGCATAGCTTTGGAGCCAGTGATGGAGAATTTAATCCTTATGCAGAACTATCAGCACAGGACAAAGCCGACAAAGGTAAACAGTACGAAAAAGAACAGCGGCAACGTACTTATGAACGGAGAATCCGCAAGACGAAGCGTGAAGTCCTTGGACTGCAAGCGGCGGTTGATAACTGTAAGGATGAACAGACAAGGTTCGCACTTCAGCAAGACCTTGACCGGAAGTCTTTTCTTCTCCAAAAACAAAATGCTACATATAAAGATTACTGCAAGCAGAACGATCTGAGGGAACTGCAAGACCGGCTCATGATCGCGAAGTGGAACCGCCAGAACGCCGCAAAAGCCAGAGGAGCGGCAAAGAGATATAAAACAGCAAAGAGGATTGACTGATGGACAGATGGGAATATTATAATCCGAATCCTGCCGGGAATCGAGTCGGAGATTGTGCTGTCCGGGCAATATGCAAAGCAACCGGGTTTGACTGGGAAACAGTATTTGCCGGATTAATGATACAGGCGTGTGCTCTGTCAGATATGCCAAGTGCAAATTATGTCTGGGGCGCGTACCTTTATAAGCATGGATACAGGCGAAAACTGATTGAGCAGTCGGAGCGATATATTTATACAGTCAATGACTTTTGCGCAGATCATCCAACAGGCACATACATTCTCTGTATAGATGGTCATGTGGTGACAGTGCAGGATGGCAAATATTTCGATACATGGGATTCCGGAAATGAGATCCCGGTATATTACTGGGAAAAGGAGAATAAATGAGCATATCAGAATTTGTACAGATTTTCCTCTCTATCTGCGGAGGGGTGTCCATTGTCGGAGGGGCAGCAGCTGTGATCTTTAAGTGGATTACTCCGGCATTCCGGCTCAATAAGCGAGTAGAAACACTGGAAGAACATGATAAACGAGATTACGAGAGTCTTCAGAGGATTGCAGAACGTGATTCGTTGATTCTGGAAGTGTTGTCGACCATGTTGGACAGTCAGATCAGTGGGAATAATGTGGAGGAATTAAAAAAAACAAAACAGAAGCTTACAAATTATCTTGCACAGAATCAACGTTAATTGCATTAATAAGGGGTATGCTCATGAAGTTATATGTGTTCACAAAGAAAGATATAGACAGATTCTTGATAGAGTGTAATTTTACACCGGACGAAGAAAGACTGTTCCGGCTGAGATGTAAGGAATATACGCTCGAATACTGCGCTGAACAGATGAATGTGAGTATATCCACGGCGAAACGGTTAAGCCGGAGGGTGAATAATAAAATAATTAAAGTGTGTTGATACTTTTTAGACACTAATTAGAGCCAGAAACGAACTGTTTCCGGTTCTTTTTTTATGCAAAAATATAACCAGAAAGGTGGTGCATAAGATGGCATTATACAACAATCCTTATCAATATAGTTTTGGCGTTCCGGGGCAGATGAATCAGTTCCAGCAACAGCCTGTCCAGATGCCAGCTCAACCAGTACAGCAACCTCAGCAGAATAATAACGGAATCCTGTGGGTATCTGGAGAAGTAGGCGCAAAATCCTATCTGGTAGCACCCGGGACAAGTGTTTTACTGATGGATAGTGAAAGTGAAAAGTTCTACATAAAATCCACAGACGTTTCCGGTATGCCACAGCCATTACGGACGTTTGAGTACCACGAAATAGGCACTCAGATGCCACCTAAACAGCCTGCTCAGAACATGGACAGTAAATATGTCACCAGACAGGAATATGACGATTTAAAGGGCAAATACGAAGCTATTATAAACCGATTAAATTCTTTTTCTGAACCTGTTAGAGCTAATACCGCACAGGAATCAGCAGTCAAGGGAGGAAACGCAGATGAGTAATCCATTATTCAATGCCCTCGGTGGTGGGATGTCACAGGGAAACGGGCCAATGCAGATGATACAGCAGTTCATGCAATTTAGACAGAATTTTAAGGGAGACCCGAAGGAAGAAGTCCAGAAGATGTTACAGTCTGGGAAGATTTCTCAGCAACAGCTTAATCAAGTTCAGCAGATGGCGGGACAGTTTCAACACATGCTGAAAGGAATGAAATAGTACATTACAATCTGGCCAGATTGATGTAAATACACAATAAAGGAGATTATAACTATGGATGGAAATTATAGCTTAGCAGATATTGCCGCCGCTACTGGAAACGGTAGAAATAATGACGGCATGTTTGGCGGAGATGGTAGCTGGTGGATTATTGTTTTATTCATTTTTGCTTTCTTCGGATGGGGAAACAACGGCTGGGGCAATAATGGCAATGGCGGCGGATATGCAGCCACAGCAGCTACTCAGGCAGACATTCAGAGAGGATTCGACAATTCAGCGGTAATCAGCAAACTTGATGGAATCAACAGTGGCCTGTGCGATGGTTTTTATGCCATGAATAATGGTATGCTTACCGGATTCAATGGAATCAACACAAACATCATGCAGACCGGCTTTGGAATCCAGCAGGCAATCAATGCTGATACTGTAGCGAATATGCAGAACGCCAACGCTTTACAGGCACAGCTTGCGAACTGCTGTTGTGAAACCAGGGAAGCTATCCAGGGCGTAAACTACAATATGGCACAGAATACCTGCGCATTGCAGAACACAATGAACAGTAACACAAGAGACATTATTGACAGTCAGAATGCAGGAACAAGAGCCATTCTTGACTATCTTTGCAATGAAAAGATTTCTAGTCTGCAGGCTGAGAATAATGATCTCAGACGTGCTGCATCTCAGGATCGCCAGAGCGCACTTCTCACAACTGCAATGGCTTCTCAGACACAGCAGCTCATTAATGCAATCAATCCAGCACCGATTCCGGCATATCAGGTTCCTAACCCGAACACATATTACGGATGTGGATGCGGATGCAACACCGGATGCAATTGCTGATAACTTCATATCGAGAGTATCTTTCGATTGATTCGAATGTCGGCTTATGCCGTATTACACAGAGGGGCAGGCTGAGACCTGTCCTTTTGTGATATGAAAGGGGTAAAAATTATGGCAGAATTTACAAGTGTAGCTGCTCAGACTGTAGCAGCAAATGGAAACGTAGTATTTTCAAATACAGCAGTTAAGGGTTCTAACTGCATTCAGCACAGAGAGGGAAGCGGAATCATCACTCTAAGAGGACTGACTAACCAGTGTAAAGCGAGATTCTTCGTGGATTTTTCTGGTAATATCGCAATTCCAACAGGCGGTACTGTCGGAGCTATCTCACTGGCTATTGCAATTTCTGGTGAGCCGGTTCTTTCTTCTCAGATGATTTCCACACCGGCAGCAGTAAATCAGTACAATAATGTGTCCTCTGGCATCTATATTGATGTGCCTCGCGGATGCTGCGTTAATATCGCGGTAGAAAACACAAGCGATCAGGCTATTTCTGTTGCGAACGCAAATATTGTCGTGACTAGAGAAGCATAGGAGGTGCGATTATGAGAGATATTAAGGATTTATGTGCAAGAATCGAAGATGAACTTTCCAAAATCGCTGATAATGGACTGACTACCGGAAATCTGGAAATGACATACAAACTGATTGATATGTACAAAGACATAAAGAACACGCAGTACTGGGACAAGAAAGTGGAGTACTATAACACTGTCCTTGATGAGATGCGTGGCGGATACAATGACGATTACAGCGAACGCGGAAGAAAGCGCGACAGCATGGGGAGATACAGCGCAAATGACGGCAGAATGATGCCGGATTATGACCGAGGCAGTTCTTATGCCAGACGTGGTGAGCATTATGTTAGAGGACATTACAGCCGCTCTGACGGACGAGATGCTTATGACGACTATATGACACAGAAACAGAGCTATCGTTCCGGCAAGTCTGAAGACTGCAAAAGAAAGATGCTCGCCGCATTGGAAGAACATCTGGACGAACTTACAACAGAAATGAGTGATATGTCCAAGGATGCAGAGTGCCGGGAAGAACGTGATCTTGTCAAGAGATACGTAGAAAAACTCCGTGATATGCTCTAAAAACACAAAAGTGGTAGAGAGGTAGTTAAAAGAAATCTGTTATAATGTAATTGTGCAGCAGGAAGCACAAGTAAAACGGTTGTTTTTGACATTTTCGTTTTAATCCTCCTTTCTTTAATTTAGTAGCTGGTACGCACGCTTTAACGGAAAGTTGAACAGGTTCGAATCCTGTCGTGCGTATTTGCCATCTGGCACGCAAGATGGCTCACCTCCTTGATTAAGGTTTTTGTTATTCATACTTTTCTTTTAAAAAAAGAAATAAATATCCGAAACAACTCGTGGCAGGCATGACACGTTAAACACCTTGCTAACCCGGGAATCCGGGTTATGTGGAATGTACGCTAGTGGAAAACTGACAGAGTCGCACTCTGGTCTCCGGTTCGATTCCGGGCGCTCCGCTTTAATCCGCTTAGAGTTAAGCTGTTTGTATACAGGTGGTCTATGTCTCAGGTGGATTTACGCTATAGCGAAAGAAGTGAAATTCACCCCAGTTTCTTTTTAGAGGGTTGGCCGTTATAGGCGGCATGGAATGTAGCTCAGTGGTAGATCGCACTGTAAATGTGAGGTCGCAGGTTCGATTCCTGCCTTTCCGATTACCTTGCCAGTGGTCTAACTGGCTTAATCCATTTACCTGCGGCGGCAGGTCAATAAACACGACCAGGAGGATGTTATGCAGAAACTTATTGACACTTTAAAATCATTTGGAATTGAAATCCCGGAGGATAAACAGGCAGATGTTAAGAAAGCACTCTCTGAGAATTACAAGAATGCAAAGGAAGTTGCAAAAACTCTGTCAAAAGTCGAGGGAGAACGTGATGACTGGAAAGTACGTGCTGAGACAGCAGAAGAAACCTTAAAAAGTTTTGACGGTATCGACCCGGCAAATATTAAAAGCGAGTTAGAGACTTGGAAACAGAAAGCGGCAGATGCAGAGAAAGAATTCAATGCAAAAATCTACGACCGTGATTTCTCGGATGCTCTGAAAGCGGCACTCGATGACGTTAAGTTTTCCAGCGAAGCGGCAAAGAAATCAGTCATGGCAGACATCAAAGAAGCAGGATTAAAGCTGAAAGACGGCAAAATTCTCGGATTAAATGATCTGATTGAGCAGATGAAACAGTCTGATGCATCCGCTTTTGTGGACGAATCTCAGCAGCAGGCTCAGCAGAACCAGGCAAGATTTACCACTCACGTTGGACAGCAGCAGACACCGGGAAGCATGACAAAGAAGGAAATCGAAGCAATCAAAGACCCGTCCGAGAGACAGGCTGCAATTGCTCAGAATATCCAGCTATTCCAGTGATTTTTTACACCGACTATACGCCAGAGTATAGCCGCTAACCCAATACCTTAAAAAATATGGGTAGAAAGGATTTTTTTATATGGCAGCAAAAGCTAATCTTATTATGACAAATGATATTCAGGTTACAGCACGTGAGATTGACTTTGTTACCAGATTCGAAAGAAACTGGCAGCACTTACGTGATATTCTGGGTATCATGAGACCTATCAAAAAACAGCCGGGTGCTGTACTCAAGTCTAAGTATGCAGAAGGTACTTTACAGAGCGGAAAAGTGGCAGAGGGCGAGGAAATCCCTTACAGCAAGTTTACTGTAAAAGAAAAGAACTATGCGGAAATGACTATCGAGAAGTACGCAAAGGCTGTATCTATTGAAGCAATCAAGGATCACGGTTATGAGAACGCTGTTCAGATGACTGACGATGAGTTCCTTTTCCAGCTTCAGACTGATGTTACCGGAAGATTCTATGACTATCTGAAAACCGGTACACTTACTTCCACAGAAACTACATTCCAGATGGCTCTGGCAATGGCTAAGGGTCGTGTTGAGAACAAATTCAAGCAGATGCACAGAAATGTGACTGGCGTCGCTGGATTTGTCAACATTCTGGACGTATATGAATACCTCGGAGCAGCTGAAATTACTATTCAGAACCAGTTCGGATTCCAGTACATGAAAGACTTTATGGGATTCAACACAATCTTTTTACTGTCTGACAGCGAAATCCCGAGAGGACAGGTTATTGCAACACCTGTCGAGAACATCGTTCTGTATTATGTTGACCCGAACGAATCTGACTTCGCAAGAGCAGGGCTTGTATACACCGTATCTGGCGAGACAAACCTGATCGGATTCCACACTCAGGGCAACTACCACACAGCAGTTTCCGAAGCGTTCGCAGTTATGGGACTGACTCTTTTTGCGGAGTACATTGATGCAATCGCAGTAATTACCATTGATGAGACACCAACGCTTGGCACTCTGACAGTAACATCTGCGGCAGGAACAGCAACTGGTGATACAAGAATCACTGTAAACCCGGCTAAAGAAAACGCTAACAATGTGTACAAGTACAAAGTTGGTGCATCTGAAACAGCTGTAACTTATGGCCAGAATCTCAGAAACTGGACTACATGGGACGGAAAAGCCGACATTAAGGCAGCAACCGGGCAGAAGATTACAGTGGTTGAGTGTGACGGAACATACAAGGCACTGAATGCCGGAAGTGCAAGCGTAACAGCGAAATCATAAACGTAGGGGGTGATTGGCATGGCTTATGCAGATTATAAATTCTATACAGAATCATTCGGCAATGTCGTGCCAGAAACCGACTTTCCACGACTGGCAGAAAGAGCCAGTGATTTTGTGGATACAATGACATTTGACAGGTTGGTGGACGGACTGCCAACAAACGAACGCTCACAGAAGCGTATCAAAAAGGCAGTCTGTTCATTGGCTGAATTAATGTATCAGATTGAGCTTGCCGAGAAGAATGCTACCAATGCCGCTGCGAGCGGTACATCAACTGCAATCGGGACCGGTGGTAGCACGACAGGCATTGTAACATCTGTATCATCTGGCAGCGAATCCATCTCTTACGCAACGCCCCAGCAGAAAGCATCGGGCGCAAAAGAGTGGAGTGCAGTGTATGCCGCCGCCGGAGATGTGCAGAAAACGAACGACTTGCTTCTTAAGACAGCATTGCCGCTTCTGATGGGAGTAAGGACGGATGATGGAGTACCGATATTATATGCGGGGGTGAGAGTATGAAATATGTGCGAAAAAAACCGACTATAGTTGAAGCTATTCAATGTTTTACCACTCCAGAAAGCATAGCTCAAATTGAAAAGTTTGTTGGCAATTCAGTAAAAATTAATAACAATATTAACCCACCTCACATTGAGATTTCTACATATCCTGCTCCGTTTAGAAATGGCGAAATGGTTGATTCGGTACTCATAGAGCCTGGAGACTACGTCTTGCGTGATGAAGAAGGATATTTCGATACAATGATAAAGGATGAATTTGAAGAAGAATTTAAGGAGGTATCTGAATAATGGACATTTCAACATTAGGCTCATGTATCGCAATCGTTATGATTTGCTACATCGTAGGAATGGGCTGTAAAGCATCAAAAAGAATCTCTGATGAATGGATTCCAGTGATCATGGCGGTTATTGGTGGCATTCTCGGAGCTGTCGGGATGGGAGTTATCCCGGACTTCCCGGCAACGGATTATATCACAGCGGTTGCGGTCGGTATGTTTAACGGATTATCGGCTACTGGCGTGAATCAGGTTATTAAGCAGACAACGCAGAAAGAATAATATTAAGGAGAGGGTATCATGTACGAAAAAACGGTGACGATTTTTGACTATTACGAATCAGCCACGACAGGAGATGCGTACTGGTATCCTCACGTGCTATCCGGCGTTGATCTCATTACGGACAAGGGAGCAATCCTTAAAAAGTACGGACCAGACGCAACTGACAACGCACAGTTGCACGTTCGTTATGCTGTTCAGAACGGTGATATAACCATTACCGATAAAGATGGCAAGATTCTCCCATGGGTGCCTTCGAAGGAGTGGAAAAGGCAGATTAACAATGCTCTGGAAGATACTATCACATTCTCGGACGAATCATTCTTTTGGGAGGGTGAATGGACTGGTGGAGCAGTAACTGATGGTGATTATCGAAACGGATTCTACCAGTACATGAACGAGAACAAGGATAACGTGTTTAAGGTTACCAGTGTAGGCGGTCCGTACACACTGATTCCACACTTTGAGATTTTGGGTAAGTGATATGAGTAAAATTCATCATTTCAAAGGATTCTCCATAGTCGATGGAGATATGAAAATCAAACTGAATATGGACAGGTTCTCAAGGCAGTATCAAGAAGCCCAGTATCTCCTTGATGGAATGGTTATGGACAGTATGGTGCCGTTTATGCCGATGATTACAGGGGACTTTATCAACCGAACAAGAGTTGAGAGTACATCCTTACAAGGAACTGGGAAAGTATGCGCGGCGGCGGCTCCTTATGGACGTTTTCTGTACGAGGGGAAAGGAATGGTTGATGAAGCAACTGGAAGTCCCTACGCAAGACGTGGAGCAAAGAAAGTTCTCGTTAGTCAGTTTTCTGGTCGGACAGCCGCAAAGGAAAATCTTGAATACACCAAACAGGCTCACCCACGGGCACAGGCAAAGTGGTTTGATGCCGCTAAACGGCAATATGGTGACACATGGGTTCGCAAAGTAAAAGCACAGGCAGGAGGTGGCAGGCATAGCAGATAAACCTATCGGAAAAGACGCAACCGGATACGAAATTCTGACAGATGCCATGAAAGCACTTCTGAACCAGTATCCGGGACTGTATGAAAATGAAACAATCAAGTTTGAAGAACTTGGCAAGGAATCAGGAATTGCGTTCTCGGCAGATAATGGAGCTTTGATTTATTCAGAAAAAGAAGATGTTTGTGGCGTAATGCACCAGGTATGCCAGTACCCATTTTACGTGGTATATCGCACAGCATCCGACAAGGAAAGGCAGAAGCTATCCGTTCAGAAGTTCCTAGATAATCTCGGTAAATGGATATGCCGAGAACCAGTTATCATAAATGGCTCTGAGACACGTTTAAATGCGTTTCCTGAGCTTTCTCAGGGGCGAGTGATAAAACGTATCACCCGTGATAATTCCTATAATTTAGAACCACAGGAGAGTGGTGTACAGGATTGGTTATTACCATTAACGGTACGCTACGAAAATACTTATGAAGTAATATAACAAGTAACAACCAGCTATCAATCGGAGATAGTCGCTAACCTACACAGCCTTTTAAAAGTTATAGGCAGAAAGGACATTTCTATGGCAGTTACAGGCAAAATTGACCGTAAATATATGGCTCATTATATCGATGCAGGTTCTCTCTGTGGAGGACTGACACCGAAGTATGAACGTCTTGGAAAAGATCTGGAAGAGTACAATGTTGAACTCAATCCAGACACCGAAACCTCTAAAAACATTCTTGGAGAATCCACATTCAAACATAACGGCTACGAAGTTTCTTCTGACGCTGATCCATTCTATGCAGACACTACTTCTGATCTGTTTACAGCATTACAGAAGATTGTAGATGGACGTCTCAAAGACGATAACCTCAAAACAAAAGCAGTTGAGGTTCACCTTTGGACAGAAGCCACAGCAGGCAAGTATGAAGCATATCAGCAGGACTGCTACGTTGTGCCGACCTCCTACGGCGGTGATACATCTGGCTATCAGATTCCGTTTACCGTCAATTATACCGGCGAACGAGTAAAAGGAAAATTTGATATCAGTTCCGGCACATTTACAGCTGACAGCGAATAATTTTTTTTAGGAGGGCATAGAAAATGGCAAAAACAATTAATACAAACATTGATGATGGATTTCTTCTTTTCACATTCACGAACAAGCAGGGTGAAGTGTTCTCTTCATTCAAACTGAATCCTACCGACATCAACATTGCAGCAAGAGCGGAAGAATTGGAAACTTTCTTTGAACAGGCTCAGGAATCTGTTAAAAATGTCTCTTCCGGCAAAGAGATGGCGGAGATTAATAAGCAGATCGAGGACAAAATCAATTATATGCTCGGATACGAAGCATCTAAGGATTTATTCAAAGAACCAATTACCGCAACAACTGTTTTTGGAAATGGTCAGGTGTTTGCCTATATCGTTCTGGACAAAATCAATGAAGCACTTACTCCGGAAATTGAAAAGAGAAAGAAAAAAATGCAGGAAGTAGTCAATAAGTACACGGAGAAGTATACAAAATGACCGCCTATGAGTTGCCCACCTCACTAAATATCAGTGGGGTGGATTTTTCTATCAGAACGGATTTTCGAGTAATTATTGATATTCTGGTTGCCATGAATGACCCAGAATTGGACGAACAGGCGAAAGCTGTTGTTATGTTACAGATTTTGTTTGAGGACTGGCAAAGCATACCCCTGGAACATCTTACAGAAGCTTGTCAGAAAGCTTGCGAGTTTATTGATTGTGGTCAATTCGATGATAGCCCGAACAAGCCCAAACCCCGTTTGATGGACTGGGAACAGGATGGAGATATGATCGTTCCGGCTGTGAACAAGGTTGCTGGTAAAGAAATCAGATCAGTACCTTATATGCACTGGTGGACGTTTTTTGGATACTTTATGGAATCTGGCGAGTGCCTGTTCAACACCGTAGTTGGAATCCGGTTAAAAAAAGCAAAGGGTGAAAAACTCGATAAATGGGAAAAGAAATTCTATCAAGAGAATAAAAACACAATTGACATAAAAACACGTCTCAGCGACGAGGAGCAAGCTTATAAAGATAAGCTGAATGAGATGTTGAACCTCAAATAGTTAGGAGGTGGACACATGGCTGCTGATGGCTCAGTCATTATTGATACCAGAATGGACACATCAGGTGTACAAAACGGCGTATCAGCAATCAGGCAGTCTTTTAACGGACTTGGCAGCGTAGTAAAAAAAATAGGCATACTGATTGGCGGAGCATTCGCAATTAGGAAACTGGCTCAGTTTGGGAAAGAGTGCGTAGAACTTGGTTCTAATCTGGCAGAAGTACAGAACGTGGTTGATGTTACATTTACCACAATGTCGGATAAGGTCAATGAATTTGCAAAGAATGCCATGACCTCGGCCGGATTATCTGAAACAATGGCGAAACAGTATGTCGGAACGTTCGGAGCAATGTCTAAGTCGTTCGGATTCTCAGAAGCGCAGGCTTACGACATGTCAACGGCTCTGACACAGTTAACTGGCGATGTGGCATCATTTTATAATATCAGTCAGGACTTAGCCTATATCAAACTGAAATCAGTGTTTACAGGTGAAACGGAAACACTCAAGGACCTCGGTGTGGTAATGACCCAGTCGGCGCTTGACCAGTTCGCGCTGGCAAATGGCTATGGTAAAACCACATCCGCCATGACTGAACAGGAGAAAGTGGCTCTCCGCTTGGCTTTTGTACAGAAACAGTTGTCTGCCGCATCTGGTGACTTTATCCGTACTTCAGACAGCTGGGCGAACCAGGTAAGAGTAATGCAGTTACAGCTGCAATCTCTCAAGGCGACAGTTGGACAGGGATTAATCAATCTCTTCACTCCTGTTTTGAGAGTTATTAATATTTTGCTGGGCAAACTGGCAACTCTGGCAAATGCTTTCAAGTCATTTACGGAGTTAATCACCGGAAAGAAATCATCTGGCCAGACAGGCACAAGTGGTGCAGGCCTTGCCGGGACAGATGCAATAGCTGATACGGCAGACCAATATGGAGATGCTGCCAACAATGCCGAAAAGCTGGCAGATGCGACAAATGATACAGCAGATGCAACTAAGAAAGCTACTAAGGCGGCAAAAGGATATCTTAGTCCTCTTGACGAAATAAATAATTACTCAACGGATAAAAGCACAGATTCATCGTCAAAAGTACCGGGCGCAACCGGCGGACTTGCAGATCAGATGAAAGATGCTGTACAAAATGTTGATTATGGAAAATTGGCAGAGGGTGAGACAGTTCTTGATAAAATGTCAAAACCGCTAAAAAAGATAATCGACAGATTTAAACAGTTGGCTAAGTTAATCGCAAAAGGATTCTGGGATGGATTAGGAGATTACGAACCAATTCTTGACGGAATAAAAAAGGATCTCGATTCCATATGGAAATCTTTAAAGGATATCTTCACTGATTCAGAAGTTACTAAAGCAGCAAATAATTTTCTTGATTCATTTGCATATGCAATTGGACAAGTTGCCGGCTCATTTACCAGAATCGGATTAACAATTGCGCAAAACATTATAGGCGGAATCGAAAAGTTTTTAAAGCAGAACACGCAAAGAATAAAGAACTATCTGATAGATATGTTCAATATCGGCTCTGAAATTGCACAAATAGGTGGAAATCTTGCAGTTGCTTTCGCTGATGTTTTCTCAGTTTTCGGTGGAGAAACTGCGCAACAGATCACAGCAGATTTAATCGGAATCTTTGCTGAAATCGGAATGGTTCTTACGGAAACGGCTGCAAAACTTGGCAGAGACATCCTTAACATGATTGCGCAGCCTTTTATCGACAACAAGGACATTTTAAAGTCAGCAATCGAGGGTAGTCTCGGAGCAATAGAAACCGTAACAAGCGGCGTCTTAATAGTTGTTCAAAACCTTAGCGACGCAATATCAAGGTTATACGATGAACACGTAAAGCCGTTCTTTGATTCTATAGCAAATGGACTGTCAAGCATATTTGGAACTCTGATAACTGGATATAACACATACGTTCTTCCAGTACTACAAGGACTGGCGGAACAGTTCAAAGGACTATTAGAGGGACCATTAGGGGATGCGATTTTAAAGATAGAAACATTCCTCGGAAAACTCATTGATTCTCTGAAACTTCTGTGGGAGTCGGTATTAGTGCCTTTGATTAACTGGATAATCGCGAATTTGCTTCCGGTCGTGGCAGAAATAATTAACGTTGTAGGCACCGTAGCAATAAAAGTTATGAAATCATTAATTAAAATAATTGGTGATGTAGCAGACACTCTGAGCGGAATCATTGATTTCCTTGTAGGCGTTTTCACAGGAGACTGGGAACTGGCTTGGCAGGGAATAAAAGAGATTGCGGATGGAGCATGGAGTTTTATCAAAGATGTTGTGTCAGGTGCGTGGGAGATAATTAAAACCGTAACAAAAGGCGCGTTAAGTATAATAAAGAGCATCATCAGCACTGCTTGGAATGCGATTAAAGCATTGACTTCAACAATCTGGAACGCAATCAAAAAGACACTTTCTGGCCTTTGGAACTCTCTTAAATCCACAGCCAGCACAGTATTTAATGCAATTAAAACTAAAGTTGTAGGCGTATGGGACAGCGTAAAGAACAAGACATCCCGAACATGGGAAAGCGTAGCTACGTTCGTATCTAATAAAGTAGAAGCGATAAAAAATGCTATCACTAATAAGTTTAATGCCGCCAGAGATGCAGTCAAATCTGCATTTGAAGGTATTGTTAATTTCATTAAAGCTCCGATTAATCAGGCAATCAGCATTGTTAATAATGCAGTTGGGATGATTAATAATGCAATTGGTGGAATTGAATCTGCATTTTCCTTTGGACCCTGGACTGTTCCAACACCGTTTGGCTCAAAGACTATCGGATTTCATGCAACATTTCCACGTATCGGAACTATCCCATATCTGGCCAGTGGTGCAGTTATTCCACCAAGGTCAGAATTCCTTGCGGTATTAGGTGACCAGAAGAAAGGCAATAACCTGGAAGCGCCGGAAAGTCTGTTACGTCAGATCGTCCGGGAAGAATCAGGAAAAGGACAGGGAGACGGAAATACTTACAATGTTACAGTCAATGCGTCTGGCAGAAAACTGTTAGACATCATCATTAGTGAAGCTGAAATGAGAAGAAACCGGAATGGGAAGAATCCATTTGAGTTAGCATAAGGAGAAGAATATGCCGCAGGAACAATTTAAAATAGACAACGTTGTTATAAGAGCACCGGATAGTTACAAACCGGTGTTCGCAACCACTTCTACAGAAGACTCTAAAAGAAGTCAGGATTTGATTATGCACAATACACCAATGGGGACAATTGGTGGGTATGACATGCAATGGGGCGAGCTTACGTGGGCTGAAATAGCAACCATACTAAATACTGTGCTTAACAAAAGCCAATTCACATTCCACCATAAAGACCCAACTGTTCCGGGAAGATGGATAGACAGAACATTCTACGCATCAAATTTTAACATGGCTGCGCAAACCCTGAAAGACGGGGAAGAAAAGTGGACGGATTTGTCTATCAATGTAAGGAGGATTGAGCCGATTTGATAAATGTATCTACTCAGTTGAAGAAAGAATCTCTTACAAACAGAAATTATTACGTGACAGCAAATGTTACATTGTCAAATGGCACAACTCTTAAGCTAGGCAAAAAAGACTTTTATCTGTCTGGAAATAATCTCGTAGATTCAGCAGACTCCGGGGACTTTCCGGTGGGTGTGGCAATCGCAAAAACGGCAAGCTTATCATTAGTAAACGATGATGGGCGTTTTGACGGATATAATTTTAACGCTGCAAGGTTTGTTATCTTTCTCAATGTGCAGTTATCCGACAGGATAGAAACCATAAAGAGAGGTACTTATATTGTATCGAAAAAGCCTGCAACGGCAAGCGAAATAAGTCTTTCTCTCTTAGATAAGATGCACAACGCTGATAAGACGTATGATTCTAATTTATCTTTTCCTTGTACAGTCAAGGAACTGCTCTCAGAATGCTGTCAGCAATGTGGAATCACTCTTGGAGATGCAGTGTTTCCAAATGCGGATTTTCAGATTCAGAAAGCGCCATCTAATGCGACATACCGTACAATAATCGGAATGTGTGCCGGGATAGCCGGTGGAAATGCAAGAATCGACGAAAATGACTTACTCAGGATTATTACGTTTGATAAGACATTTACCAATACGACTATTTACGATGGTGGAGCAGTAAAGAACTGGACAAATGGTGATGATCTGGATGGCGGCACGCTTAATCCATGGACAATGGGGACTGTGATTGATGGTGGTACGTTAAGCAATAACGATTATCACGCGTTATTTTCAATTCAGAATCTACAATATGACGTAGACGATGTTATTGTAACAGGTGTCAAATATGTAGAAGATGAGACCGAATATATGTCAGGCCAGGACGGCTATGTGATTACTATTGACAATCAGCTATTGTCGGGCAATGCACAGGCAGGAGTCGAAGCTATTGGAAATCAATTAATCGGTTTGCGAATGCGTCCTTTCTCATGTGACGGAATTGCCAACGGATACGCCACTTTCGGCGATCCAGTCGAATTTATTGACACAAAGAATCGTGTTTTTAGATCATTTGCAACTAATGTAGAATTTGTGTTTGGTGGCTCAACATCATGGAGCTGTAGCGCAAAGAGTGCTGAAGAAGATGCAAGCGAGTTTATTGGTGGACAGCAGGCAGTGGTAGAACAAGCAAAAAAAGACACAGAGAAAAAGCTATCTGCATATGACGTAAAGCTCAAACAGATGAATGAACTTGCAGCGAACACGCTGGGTTTCTTCTATACAGAAGAAATGCAAGAAGATGGTTCCGTAATTACATACCGGCATGATAAACCTACGCTTGCTGATTCTAAAGTAATTTATAAAACAGGTGTCGATGGATTCTTTTTGTCAATAGACGGAGGTCAGACATGGAAAGCCGGATTTGACAGTAATGGCGATGCTGTACTGAACATCCTTTACGCAATTGGCATCCAGTCAGAATGGATTAACACGAGAGGATTTACAGCAAAAGATAATAACGGAGACGTGACGCTGCGCGTTGATGCTGACACTGGACGTGTGGACATTGTTGCGAATTCTTTTCAGCTTAAAGGAAAGACTATTAAAGAAATAGCTAATGAATCCGCAAAAAGTTACGTCGATTCAGTGATAACAGACGGTATAGATGTAAGCACTCAATACTTTTATGCGTATGACCCCACGCTTGAGAATGTACCCGCATCTGAATGGACTGACGTAGATGCAAAAGATAAGCATCTTAATGATATTTTCTATAACACGAGTACTAAGAAGATGTTCCGTTTTGTAAAGATTGATGGTACTTATAGTTGGGAGAGCTTTGATGATCCTGATATAAAAGTCGCACTTGATGCTGCATCAACGGCACAAGATACCGCAGATGGAAAAAGACGAGTGTTTTTGGTTACACCTACGCCGCCATATGATGAGGGTGACATGTGGGTTACCTCCACCACTAATGGAAAAGGTGAAATAAAAATCTGCAAAACGCCCAGAAAATCCGGTGCATTTTCATCTGCTGACTGGATTAGCCCATCTTATGTGGATTCTGATGATGTGGATAATGCAATTAGTGAGTATGACACCAGTTTGGGGCAGCCTGAAGTATTCAATAAACTGACTAACAATGGGAAAAATAAAGGTATTTATATTCAGGATGGTGAACTGTATATAAATGCAAGTTATATCCTATCTGGCGTTTTAGCAGGAAAACTGATTAATGGTAAGGGTCTGAATGTCACAGATAAAAATGGTCAGGTTACATTGAAAATTGATGATGATGGAAATGTTTACATTAAAGCAACTGAATTTTCTCTGGAAGGAAAAAACATCAGTGATGTTGTAGCGGAAGAATCGGGTAAATTCAGAACTTTAAATGTAATCTTATCAAATGAGTATCAAGGAATTCCAACCGATAAAGATGGGGGTTATACTTCTTTTCCATCATGTAGCACTACTGTACAGGTCCTGTATGGCTCAGAGGATGTCACCAAAACATCTATTATCGAATGGAGTACATC